CGCGTCTGATCCGAATATGCCTCTTGGATCAGAGAATCCAAATACATATCTTTCTCTAGCTTTGTATCTAACGTTACCAGTATCAAAGTCGCCTTCCATAGAAGTTTTGATAGGTGATCTAACGAAATGTTTAAGACCATTAGGAACATCAGTTTTAATGAACCATTTTTTATTAGAAGTTAAGAAGTGGTTAACTGTGTAACCTTCAGGAATCATTCCCATATTCTTAACTGCATTAATGTCATTATCTGCAGTACCTGTTCTACCTTCAGACTTCATAAGTCTGTCAGCAGTAAATTGAAGTGCTGAAGGAATAATTAATTTCATTCCTCTAGACGCAATTTTTAGGCCTCTTTCATCAGTCATAGCTGCGATGTCAATCAAAGCTTGTTCTAATGAAGTTTCGTTTAAGTCAGAAGCAACTGCTAACTCATTACTGAAAGTTCCAGCAATAGTTGGGTGATTCGTAGCAAATAATGCTACTCCGTCACCACCAGCAAAGTTTGCATTGAAACCATTGTTCAATACAGCTGCTGCTTTAACTTGCTTAGTGTTTGCCATAGATCTTGCTAACGCTTTTGTATATCTAGACGCAAGTCTGTCATACAAGTTATCTTCGATAGCTTCTTCTGTGATTGCAAACGCTAATGCGATTGTTTCGTTAGTGTAACGTGCTGTGAAAGTTTCTTGTGCATCGTCAAAAGTAACACCTTGACCTTCAGGTTTTACTGCTGCATTTGCGAAACCACTTAACATTACTTCTTCTTCAAAAGCTCTGTCAGATGTTTCTGTATCAAAAATTTCAGCATGCTCGTTAGCATAGTTTTTGTACTCAAGTCCAAATAGTGCATTTAGACCTGGCTCTAGTTCTTTAACTAGTTGTGCTCGTGATATTGCCATGTTTTATATTCTCCTATTTGGGTTATGCTTGATATTGGTTAGCTTGTGGGTTGTATGAAATCACAACATCTGCACCAGCGACTGTAAAGTCTTTTTGGTTTTCAATGTTTGCTGATCTTACAATTTTCCACATGTAGTTTGCTACACCAGTAGTTGCTACGCCACTTAAGTCTAATGTAGAATCAGACATACCACTTACACCTGCTCCAGCATCATTTAAGTTGAAACCTGTGTTAGTTAGTGTGTTGAAACTTGCATTAGTTAATGCTGCGTCTGCTCTTACTGTATATTCTTGTGCAGGATTAGTATTTACAAAAGCCGTAATATTATTACTACCTGTGTTGTAATCTACACTAGAAGTTTGCCCAGCAATTAAACCATTCGTCCATGAAGGTTTTCCAGTTGCGTCAACAAAAGTTGCGCCATTGAAAACACCTAAACTTTTGTTTGTGTTTGCTGTGTTGTGTGCCCATGTGTTACCACCGACGATACCGTCAGTCATAAGTGCTGCTGTTTGATCTTGAATAAATCCAAGAGCTCCAGCTCCACCTGCTGCTGTTTGCATTGCAACTGGTGCACCTTTAAAAATAGCGACAGTAGCTCCAGGAGCTGCTCCGCCTTGAACTAAGAATTCAGATTGACCACCTGTAGCTGGAGTATTTCCAACTGTCATAGTCTGTCTGCATCCAAAGCCCGCTATACTTGCGTTTGCCATATTTGTTTTTCCTTTTTATGTACCTGGCCCGAGGGCCCTCCAGTACGGTTTATTTTATAATTTTGTTGGACTTAGAATTACTTCTTTGTACCACCAAAAGTTACTCGCGATTGCCTATCTTGATTGATCGGCATGCTTGGGTGCTGTTCCTTTAGTAAATCGTTCTCTATTGCTTGATCTCGTTCTTTATTTTGTTTTGCAAAATAAGATTCACGAGAAAGCGCGATTTCTTCGGCTATCCTTGCTAGCACAAGGCCACCCACTCCAATTACTCCTGCGTATTTTCCTGTGCTCATGACTGGATAATCACTTCCTGGATATTCGTCAGCTCTCACTAACTCCCATCCTTCTCTTAATTTACCGGCAACATTTTTGGTGTCGTCGAAACCAAGAACTTCTGTTCTTATCCATCTGTGTCTGAACCCAGCTGGCGCAGTTGGTGCATCAAGTGAGTTGGGTGGAGTCCACGTAGTTTTTTTAGCTTCTTTAGCTCTAGTAGAACTCGCACGTGAGGTTTTTATTTTTTCATTTTCCATAGACTTATAATCCTTCCGTGATATTTAATTGTTTCGCATAGTCTTCTAGCGGCACACCTAATCTTTTAGCTATTGCTACCTGTGATGGTGAGAGTTTCACAGTCTTTTTGCGTCCTGTTCTGGCTGAACGTGTAGCCGAGGCTACAGCTTGAGTAGGTTTTACTCTTTCTGTAGTATTGCCTTCTATCTTATCAAATTTATGTGGAAACTCAAGTCTTATTCTTGAATCAACTTCTTCATAATATTCGTCAGATTTAGGATCATATCCTTCTTCTTCTAC